AGCCATCGTTCATGCGTTTACGCAGACCTGGATACTTGCGTTTGATAAGTTTCTCGATACGAACATCCTCGATGACATTCATATAACTCATGAGTTTGCGATTCTCATTGATTGGGTCGAGATATTCTTGGGTTGTATACAAAGCATGACCCACTTCGTGCCCAATAAGCATGTCTTCAACTTCAGGGGTCATTTCTTTCCACATCGGCAAAGTCAGCACACGTGACTTGATGTCGAAAGATGCAGTCTTTGCACGTGATCGAATAACCGACAGGTTTTCGGTAGCTAGCAATCTTGCAGATAGGTCAGTCGCTTTCATTTCCATTATATATTCCTCACATTCAATACGACTATTTTACAGTAATTCTGGAATTAAGTCAACATCTTGTTCATCGAATGCAAGATTCATCTCGTATTCGGTTAGTCCTTGTTCAACTTCGTGACGATTCTTCAGACTGAAGTCATCTGCAAAATCAGGCAAATCATTCAGGTGGTAGTTCCCGCAAAGAGTTGCAAGTTCAAAATCAGTAAAGTCATCCCACATACCCATATTATACTCCATGTTTAATTGCAAGTCAAGCAGCCATCAGAGGGATAAATTTTACGAATCCAGAAGTATCTTTCTTGGCTTTACCCTTAGCGTAGAGACCAACAACGACCCCCTTAGGATCCAAGAATCGCAAGTCTGATTCATCGCCATTGAAGACAGGCAACCCATTATACGTCTTAGGCATTGGGAGAGTCTTCTTGATACCGAACACAGTTGCAATATTGTAACCCTGCTCAATCGCTTTAGCAACGTCGGCATCATTACCATCAGCTGCACTGAAAGTCAGGTGATAGTTAGGAATCTTAGTTGCTTTGCGACCAAGAATTTTGGTGTAGTCGTAGAATTGAACATCAGGAAACATCTGGAAAATGTTCTTACCATTAGCAACTTCATACTTCTCCCAGCTGATATCACTGGTGCCATTCAGACGAAACACAGCAACCATGCCTTTTTTAGCAGCAGCTGTCTTAGCCTTTAAAATTTCCACAGTCAATTGATTCAGGAATTCTCGGCGATTCTCAAAGAACATTTTGGTCTTACGGATACGTGCTTGCTGGATCACGTTAGTGGTTTCACCACGTTTGAACATACCACCACGTCCAGCAGTATTCAAGCATGCTGCTTTACAACCAGCAGTTGCTTTGGGACAAGTATTGTAACCAGACAGTGTCTCAGGTGCGAGGTGGAGGATGTATGTTTGATATCCAAACTTCTCGCCTTTGATAGTTTTGGTGTTACCAACAGTCAGCAGTTTCATAACGATACCTTTCTCAATTTCAATACCGTTATTATACAGTAATCCTGCAATTAAGACAAGCACTTTTTGGAGGCTGAAAACCCTGTATCTAACAGGGTTTGGAGGTAAGTGGCTACTTACGTAGCCGAAATAACTGAGATATTGCATATGCTAAATAATGGTGTAGGTCGCCGAATTGGAGTTCGCACCTACTCTAACATAAAAGGACTATGCCAGCATGACTATTTATCACGTCACAAAAGAACAACAACTATTGCAAGATAAGATTTTATCAAAGTTGTTCGAAATAGAAGAATCTACATTTCCACTAGAAGATTACTATTGCGAATCTATGCCATGGGCTGATTCGGAAGCACAGTCACGTCCAGGAAAACTTAATGGTATGTATGGAAACAAATGGGGAGATAAACACCCAAAAGGTATGTTAGGTAAAAAACATACTGAAGAAACTAAAAAGAAATGGAGAGAAACCCGAAAGGGATCAACCCCATGGAATCTAGGAATACCAGCACCAGAGCAATCAGAACGAATGAAAGTTAAAATGCTTGGTAATGATTATGCTAAAGGTATTAAATATCCTAGATGTTCTTGCTTAGTTTGTAAAAAAGAAATTTCTTCTAATACAATAAACAGACATATATTAAATCATAACTGAAAAGTCATTCTTCTTTTCAAACTTAATGACAGATCTAAATTTATCAAATAGTTGATCACCTTTATGACTAATTATGAATACATTAGTATCGTGAGTTACTTGTGCTAATAAAGCCAATAACAACTCAGTTCCTTGTGCATCTAAACTAGAATCAAAAATCTCATCCATTATCAATAAATTAGTGTTGACACTATTTTTTAATTTAGCGATCTGTCTCCAAGTAAATAGAATTGCCAAATCAATTTTTTGTTTTTCACCCTCAGAGAAACTAGCATAGGTAAAGTCATCACGAAAACGACTCTTGACAGATTCATTAAATGCCTCATCAAGTTCGAAGTGGATGTATGCATCCATGGCATTCAGATACTTGTTGATCAACTTATTCATCACTGGTAGATACTCACGAATGATGGCTGTCTTAATACCAGTATCTTTTAGAAGGATAGAAGAAACTTCTTGTAGATTACGATGTTCCTGCAGAGAAGTTTTTGACTTAATCTTCTCCATAGCATCTTTAGCAAGTTCTTTTAATTTAGATTTTTCCTCATCAATATTTGTCGTGTCAGTTTGATAAGTTGTAATCTCTTTTTCATATTCTGAGATTTGTCTATTGATAACTGTGACTGCAGAATTTTTGGTCGAGAGTTCAATGTTCTTTTCTGTAATCGTGTTAAGGACAGAGTTAATGTCTGAAAGTCTTTTCGTGAGAGTCCCAAGAACGGTTTCGAGTTCACCAATTTTACTATTTTGTTCAGACACCTTTGTGTTAAGATCGCTGACGATCTGTTGTTTGTGTTCATGAGGTATACCCTGTGAACAAGAGGGGCATATATCATTTGAATCAAAAAATTCTTTGTGTTGTTCGATAGTTTCGATCTTGTTGTGCAGTTTACTTCTGATTGATTCTGCTTTTTTGAGATCTTCTTCGACTTTCGATTTATCCGAGATCTGATTTTTAAGAGTTGTAATTTGTCCGATAAGGTCATCAACTTCTGACTGAGTGCGCTCAACTTCTTGAGTGCTAGTATAGATTTTCTCTTGGATGGATCTAATATTATCAGCTTTCGCTTCTGTGATAGTTTTAATAATGCTAGTTTGTGCTTCGACTTTAGTCTTCGCATTACTAATCTCCGTCTCAATCCGCTGGATCTCTGCTTTGGTATCATTCACTTTCTCCTTCAACAACTGATTCATTGTAGAGAAAATACGAATGTCGAGGATGTCCTCAATAACTTCCCTACGCTGAAGTGGTGGCAACTGCATGAATGGAACAAACGATGCCGAACCCAAAATAACAACTTGCGTAAATGTCTTATAGTTTAGTTTTAAAATTTGCTGCTCAAGAACTTTTTGATAATCACGTGCAGCAGCATCTTGATTGATCATCTCACCATCTTGCCAAATCTCAAATAGGTTTGGTTTAATGCCACGCTTAACTACATACTCTCTACCATTAATGTCAAACTCAATCTCAACAAGACATTTCTTTTGATTGATTGAATTTACAAGCTGACCCTTATTGATATTGCGAAATGGTTTGCCGAAAAGCGAAAAGCACAATGCATCTAAGATTGTGCTCTTACCTTCACCATTCTTACCAATAATAAGTGTAGTAGTTGATTTATCTAATAGAACTTTGTTAGGCGAGTTGCCTGTAGATAAAAAGTTCTGCCACTGCACAGATTTAAATTTAATCATACTTCGATATTCACCGCTTCCGTATAAAGAGTACGCATGAATGTTTTCACCTGTTCTTTATCAACATCTGTTTCGATAGAATCGATATAGTGAGAGAGAACAGATAACGTATCTTCTAAATTGATTTCTTCACCGATCTCACCTTCTTCAAATTCAGAGAGATCTTCAATAATTTTAATTTCATGACATCCCTTATTATACAACTTTGAGACGAATTTGTCAAATTTATAAAAGTCTGTTTTGTTTACAATTACCAGCTTTACATATTTCTGTTTTAAGTCGATGGCATCAAGATCGATGGGTTCCTGTTCCTTGTCGTTGTATTCAATTCTTTGGAACATTGTATAAGGATTTGGTATGAACTCGAGTTTTCTTTTGTCAAGATCGAACAGGTGGAATCCTCTGGTATCGTTATAATCCTGCCATGTAAGTTCGTAGGGGTTTCCAAGATAAAAAATATGCCCATCGTCAGACCGATGATGGTAATGACCAGAAAAAACCATATCAAACTTATTAAAAATTTCTTTAGAAAGACCATCATGAGATTCCATTCCTCTATACATAGCAAAGCCAGCGATTTCAAAATGCCCCATACAAATATCAGCTTCAGTTAATTTGAGGGTGTCGATCGAGTGCTGGTAGTTATCAGCGCAGATCCAAGGCATCATACAGATTGGTACGTCATCTACTCGGATGGTAGTTGGCTCATCAATCACATTGATATTTGTGTATTCTTTCAGAAGTAGATCTGGAGAATTTACATCATTGGTGTTTTTGAAGTAAGTATCATGATTACCAGCAAGCATGTGTACAGAAATCCCAGCACTAGCCAGTTTGTCAAAAAACATTTCTTTAGCTCTTTGGAGAGCGTAGAAGTTTACATACTTGCGTCTATCAAAAGTATCCCCAAGAATAAGAACAGTACTAATGTTAGCTGCAGCAAGAGTAGGAAAGAAAGTATTGTCATAAAATCTCTCAAAGAAGTCTAAAAATGCAATACTGTCATTACGAGCACCAAAGTGAATGTCGGTTATAATAGCAACCTTCATGGAGTTCCTTTCGCTGGTCCATTGGCACCAATTCGTGTTTCTGGATCAATACCGTTTAAGTAATACTTGTTGTATAAGTGTTTCGTCACACCAGTTCCCTCCTGTAGTTCACGCCATCCATAATAAGTTTTACCTTTATATTCAATTTCTAAAGAGTTATGTACATCCTTACCCTTTAGCCCGTGATTACCGTTCTTACGAGCAGCATCTGCTGTAATCTTACCACTAGCCCACTTTTCTTTCATCGTTTCCGAGTGGGTTTTTCTTCGCTCTATGTTGTTCATCCAACTCCTTTTAACACCCTGATTTCTTCTTTCAAAGTATTCTTCAGTCGCTTCGGTTTTTAACCAAGAACTAGCTGGGTGATTCTCACCACGAAGTCCGTACATAAGGTTTCCGTCACCTTTCATACTAGATCCCCATGGGATAGTTTCGAACTGATCTTTATTTTCTTTGCAAAACTGTTTCAATGATTCCCAAATATCGTCTTCCATAGACACCTCCTACTTCTATTTAGGAAGGTTTGGTGCTCAAAACGACTATTTTTCAAATATATTTTGCTACTTTCATTCTTCACTTTCATCTTTCTCAATAAAGTCATCTAGATCAACCTGCTTCTTTTTCTTCTTAGCAAGTTTACGTTCCATGAACGTGTCATCAAAATTATTATTCTGTTGTATAAAATCAATATATGCATTGCGATAATCTGAATCATCGCCTTCTTGAACTTCAAATGCTTCAAATGGCATATCTTGAATTAGCTTACCCTTAATGTAACTTTGTTTCTTTTCTTTCGCTATTCTGCGAAGAAATGCATAGTAGATAATTTGAGTAAAATATGCAAAAGGATTGTTAGACTTCATTGGATCAAAGTTGTCGATGTATTGTATGCAGTTTTCAATACCATCGAGAATCATATCATCACGATATGAATAATTAATAAAGTTTGGTTTGTAAGAAAGATGCGTCGCTATTTTAAGAATACATTCCCCAATGTAATTACTTAAGATCGGTTTTGGTTTACCAGCTGTTTTTGCTTCTTCTACTTGTTTTCTGTATTCTATTAGTGCTGCACAGAAATCAGCGTTATTTACATAGTGTGCCATTAATATCTATCCTCTTTTTATTTTAGAGGCTATGTTGTATATTCTACAACAGAATCATCTGCAAGACAAGTTTTTATTCAAAGAAAATATATTTGATTTTTTATTTGACTTAGGGCATAATTCAGGGTGTTAGGGGTTGATAAGGATAGATCAGTTTATCGTATCGTTTCCTTCTACGAAATAACGATAGGTTTGTTTATCCTCTAGCAATGATTTTAGCAATTCTATTTTCTTAGTAATCTCTTCTATTGTATCTTTTCTATTCACAAAATCTTCTTCATCATCAAACGACAGTTCTTCAGTGTCTTCTTGCGATTGTGTTTTCTCATGATCAGAAACTAATCTTATATAATGTGGGATGTACATGTGATGCAATTTTTTAACAAACATAACTTGATTCTTTGGAAGAACGAACTCTGACTCTTCAGAGAAGTGGCAGTATGGATGTGCAGTTATGTGTTCTTTATTTTCCTCAGGAATAGTGATCATACGAATAGTCATTGGAGATTCAATTTGAATATAATTTTCGTCCTCTGCTTTGAGCACAGCCATTATTTGCTCTCCGCTAACTAATTTTACAACTACGTATAATTCGTTTCCAGTTAACATAGATCCACCTCTACTATTTTAGTTTTAAATTCCTCTTCAGCGTAAGTTTTATAACGCTCTGCTGCATGATTTAGAGTATGGTTTTTCCAAGATTTCCAATGCAAGTCATCTGCCAGATCAAAAAGATTACAAGATGTTTTACCATTCTTTAATCTCAACCCTCGCCCGATACTTTGTAAATTACGGATTTTACTCTTCGAGGGAGATGCGAAAATAACATTCTCAATTGAAGGTATATTGATGCCAGTCGAGAATGTTCCGAAAGAAGCAATGATGATAGCATCCTCTTCTCCCTCAGTGATATGTCGGATTGCCTCACGATCGCTAGTTTCTGTACCACCGTAAACGAAGAATATTTTCCTAGTATCATGCGCCTTTTCCTTTATAAGATCGTAGAGGACTTTGCCGTGTTTTTCAACGTATTGAAAAAGAACCAGCGTGTTTCCTTGACTTTTTATCGCTAGGTTACGAATAAACTTGTTTCGTTTTTCATTAGAAACGATCCAGTCCATCTCATCCTGATACGTATTATTTTTACGTCCCTTACGAATCTCTTCACTATACTTCAATATAATACACATTATATTTAGGTTTGCCAGTTTGTTAGACTCCAT